AAGAGAGAAGGATACTACGGCGATGCTGCTGCTTTTGCCTATGGTTTTTGCATACCCCTATCCCTCGTGCGCTTCGCGTCCAGACTTGGCATTGTGGCACCTCTCGCACATACTCTGCCAGTTGCTGCTGTCCCAAAACTCACCGCCTAGCCTGACGGGTTGGATGTGGTCCACAACCTTGGCCAACCTGTCGCACACTACGCACGTCGGATGCTTCTTGATGTAAGCCAGCCGCGCACGTCGCCATGCCCCAGACCAATAGCGCTTGTCTTGTGGCCGATCGCGTTGCTGCTTCTTCTTGCGTGGGTCAGGTGTTTGCTTACGTGGTATCGTCGGCATAGGCATAGATGATGTTGCCCGTCAGCGCGTACAGCTTCTCATTCACTCGGCGCATGCGTGCAGTGTATTGTGTTGTATGGTCAGCCAGCAGTAGACTCCGCCTTGCGTCTCTTAGCTCGGTTATATGCTTCTGTTTTATCTCTTGGCTCATTGATGGCAGGTTTGTCCAAAACGAACCTTTCCACTTGTGCCTTGTAGTGATCAACGAGCTTACGCAGCTCTGCCACACCATACGGTCTAGCCTGTTCTGTATCTCGCATAATCTCTTCAGCTCGTCCTTTGACAGCTTGGTCAAGTCGTCGACCGAAAGCCCACTGACGCCCTTGGTCGTACAGATTGCAGGCAACGCATTGACATTGCACGTTCCCGTGTCCGTCAGCTGGGTCGTGCCAACGGGTGGCCATATACCGCCGAGATGCAAAATGTCCTGCTTGGAGATGCCTAACATGGTAACGCTTTCCGCATGTCCAGCACTCGGCTTCACCGTACTTGTCTGCCGCTCTGTATCTGATGTACTTGCTAAACCACTCATCGACCTTCTTCTTGAGTTGTGCGTGTGTTAGCGGCTTCTTTGCCCGTGGTTTCTTGCGCAGTTGCTTGCTGGCCTTGCTGTCCGTCTTGGTGCTCCTCTTTGGCATGGTCCAATATTACGCCGCGAATCTTTGCCGCCAATGCCTCGCGCTCTGCCTTGCCTTTCTTGTACTCAGGGTAGCTCTGCGCTTTGATTTTGTTCTTAGTCAGGCGGTCCTCGTACGCCAGCCGCTTGTGTCCGTACATGCGCTCACACATGTCCCAAAAGCTACGGGTGTGCTCTGATACCTCGATGCTATACGCCACGCGCCCGTTGTTAGCAAGGAAATACTCCTTTTCCTTTGGGTGCGGCCTGTATCTCAGCATAGCCTCGTTACCATACACTTCGTTGATGATGTAGCGCCGACCGTCGATGAGGTCGTGCCAAAAGCGTTCAAGGTCATTCATTGGTGCGTGCTTTTGCTCGTTTCTCCATCTCTTCGCGCTCTGTATATGTCAGGCGGTTCTCGCCTCTAAACCATTCCTGTGGTGAAACACGCGCGGCAATCGGGTTAAACTCTGTGCCAAATTCAGGGGTAATATAGCGCAGAGCCTCCGTGCGCATGCGCTGAAAGTCCGCCGCTTCGTCCTGCCGTATCTTGGTAATGACTGGTTGCTTCAGCTGTTCGTACTTGGTAAAGCACTCCACGAACTGCGCGAGCTTCAGGCGCTCGTAGTATCCGCCAAACGTTTCCTTGGCCATCATGTACAGGCACAGCCGCCAGTCCTCGATGGTAAACGTCGGAAATCCTTTAACAAGCTCGTCTAGCACCATCTTGTACTCGTCGCCCTCCGTTAGCGTCTTGTTTGCGTCTACAAACCGCACGCACTTTGCGAGCATCGCGATGAGCGCCGCACGGGTCGCCTGTTCGTCCAGCTTAAGCGCTGTGCGGACGTTGGTGCCTTTAAAGGCGGTTTCGATTGTCACCTGTGATATTTCCTGTTTCTGCAAGCTCTCTAAGCTGATCGCCAAGCTCGCCTCCTTCAAGCGCTGCCTTTCCGCCGGTTCTAGTTCGCCTGCTCTTGGATGCACCAAATACGAAGCCTTTCCATCCGTTTGCAATTGCTGTATGAATTGCTTCGATTGCTCTGCTTTCTGTGGGGTGTTCATTTGCTAAGGTCATAAGTGCCCGTTGTTCTGTTTGGGCGGATTTGTATTTAAAGCGGTACTCCGTGCGCTTGTACTCCAGCCACTCGGCCCATGCTTCTCGAAATTTTTCGGTTTCATACGGCAACACCACACCCGCACGCGAAGGCGTGCTTTTAGTAGATGTTATAGTAGGTGTATTAGTATATGTATTAGTATGTGCTGAATTCTGCGCACTCGTTTGCGTGGATTTGCGCATTCGTTTGCGCTGTTTTACGCATTCGTCTGCGCTATTTTGCGCATTCGTTTGCGCAGATTTACGCAGTCGTCGGTTGTATCTGCTTCCCTCTCGAATGAGGTAACCAGCCTTTATGAGGTTGCTGATGTACCCTCGTGCGGTCGCCTCGGATACGTTCAACAGCTTCGCAAAGTGATCGTTCCCTGCAAAGCACTCTTTGAAGCTGGCGACCTCAGCAAGCAGCACCCGTTCATTTGGGTGCAGCTCGCTCAGGTTCCAAATGTCAATCGGAATGTTGATGTATTTACGATTCACCTTTGGACTTTGTGTGGTATTCTCGCAAAGCCTCCGAATACATCACCTTAGCTGCCCAAGCATGGGCTGCAATTTCAGACAAGTCAACGGTTCCTCCGTCTTTTACCGTGTGTTCGACTTCAACACGCGCTAACATTAAAAAAATTGCAAATTCTTGGTCATTCATAACGCTTGATTTTTGGTTGTTTCTACCGCTTGGACGAGTTCCTGCGGCTCTATGTTTTCATTCTTCATCAGACGGCTCGTGTGTCGCAGCACGCCCTCCGGATGCTTTGTCACGTAATTGTGCAAGGTGCCTCTGCTCACCTCAATAGCCTCGGCGCAAGCCGTCAGGCTTCCGTAGTGGTGTTGCAGGTACATTTTTAGGTTCATTTGTCCCATGGCATGTCACTTGTTTGAGGCGCTGTTTGCGCTTTGTCCATTGCTTTTTCCTTTAGGCTTTTTTGCGGCAAATCGTAAGTCCAAACGCGCAAGCTCATAAATGCCTTGTGCTCTCCTGTTTTGCTCATCCATTCGCGGCCTCTTACGTTGCAGCGTGCCTTTATATCAGCTCCGACTGTTAGCCCTACAGCCTCATCGGTTAACTCTTTCGTAAACTCTACAGGTATAATTTCGCTATATTCTCCATCTGTAACTTTAACGTGCACCTCACATTTGCGGAACCCGCTTTCGTGTTCAAATGGTTTGCAGATGCGGTGCACCTGTCCTTCAATTATCAATTCCATTGTCTTTGTATGATTTGTTAAATGATGTTTGGGACCAGTTAGGCAGGTCGATTGTCCGTAGTTGGTTGAGCTTCAAACGCTCGAATATCTCACGCCAGCGCTCCAGCGTTGGCTCCGTGTCAATTATCTCGTCTTCCAGTCCCTCGTCGTCGTCGCGCATGGTACTGTTAAGCAGCAGGAATAGCGCGTAATCTTTGAGGCGCTCCTGATGCGCATGCTGATCGGCTTCGACGTCTGCGAAAAACTCGTCAAGGTTCATAACGGTATTCGTATTTGAGCCTGATGCTGTTTCAGTCGCTTCTGCGCCGCGTTAAAGTAGTCGGTATCGAGTTCGCAGCCGACTAAATCAAACCCAAGGTTATGGCAGGCAATGGCAATTGAACCGCTGCCGAGGTGCGTGTCAAGTATGCGGTCGCCTTCTTTGGCGTAGTTAATTAGCAGCCATTCGTACAACTTAATAGGTTTTTCTGTTGGATGAATTCGTGCTGTGCCGTTGTTTGCGTTTGCGCCTACCCATGACTTTTTGAAACTCCTTAACGCTCGATGAAAAGATGTGAAAGCTAGTTCACCATCGCTAAAATCGTTTTTTCCTGTACCCTTATCCCAGTACACCCAGCCCATGCTTGGAGGTAAGTGCGTGGTCATATAGTTTGCGCCCCATATAACTTGATTGCTCGAAACTCGAAAAAGGTGAAAAAAATATTCTTTGCTTGGTGTCTGCGCATCCCAATTACTTATACCTCTGTGTATTTTTTTCCTGCCGTTTCCAAGTGTCATTTTCGTGACGTCAATCCCATAAGGCGGGTCAACAATAGCCAGCTCAAAAGCGTTGTCTTCGCACGTCGCAAGGTATTCCATGCAATCAATGTTGTGCAGCTCAATCATTCGTCAATCTCGTCCTCTCCGTAAACTTCAAGCTGGTAGAATCCTGCGAGCTTCAAAATGGCGCGTGACAGCGCTCGTTTTTCGGCCATCGCGATAGGGTACTGGTTGCGGTTGTTGCTCTTGCTCACCTCGCCGTATGTTTCAACGTGCCCAATTTCGCATTTTGCGTGCGCTTTAACGCAGTATCGCCCCTCGCTGGGGTCTGACCATTCGGGCACCGTTTCAAAGGTCACCACGGCCTTTATTTTAGCTTGCACGTGTTCCACGCCTCGGCGCGTCATAATGACAAAGCCTCGTGGGTCTTTGTGAAAGTGGTCAGATCTCATGTCGTATTTTTTCGACAGCGCCTTTAGTTCGTCAATTACGCTCATGCTTTCTTAGTGTATGCCGCAATGAGGTCGGCTTTAAATTGTTCCATCAATCGTTCAAAGCGCTTCTGTTCAGCAAGCTCCTGCTGCTGGTGGTTGAAGTCGCGGGTCGGTTTAACGTGCACACTGCTGCGCACACAAATAGGTTTGTTCATCATTATTGGTTTTCTAAATGTTCCAATATTTCTTGTTCAATACGTTCGTGGTTGTAGTCCAGCAGGTTGTCATCAGCACAGGTGATGTCGATCCGTTCAAAGCTGGTGTGATTCTTCTGCCACAGCACCACGCGAATGATGCGCACGGTGGCTGGATGACTCGGTGAAATGTGCGTGGCTTCCTCGCCAGCTTCGACATCAAAGGTCACGACCATTTCGAGGCCGTCGTCAAGTTTAAGCAGGATTTGGTCTTCCATTGTGTACAGTTAAAAAGCCCCCGCAGGGGTTCTACTATGCAAGCTTGTATTGCCCTGCTTCCTTTACTATTTCGTTGCGGCTTAACCAAAGGTTAACAATGCGGTCGAGTTTCTTGCTAACTGTTGCAGCGTTTACGTTTCCTTTGCTCAATTCAATTGCGAGGGTGCGGCGGCTTGTAATCATTTTTTTTCTGTTTGTTTGATGAATCAAATGTACAACCTTTTGTACATACGTGCAAGTTTTTAAACAGAAAAATGCAAAAAAAAGCGGCACCCCCCTGCAAGGATGCCGCCCTAAAACCAAAACCTCGATGAAAAATAGGTTTACTTGTCCTCTTTGGACGTCGCAAATATAAGTTATTTACGCCGTCTTTTGCTGTCCCCAAATACTACCGCATTAATGATGCGCTTGAGAATGTCGATGACCTTGTCATCCTTCTCGGTTGCTGTGAGTGCAGTAATAGTACCTGCAGCAGTCAAAATGGCTAGTGCAATCTCAGCCCAGTAAAGTGAAATAATCTCTTTCATGTCATTGTGCTTCTTCGACCTTCCAAAATGGTAGGTCGCTCTTTGAGTTGTGCAAGGTAACAAACCAACCGCCAAGGCGTGGCGTGTTAAAACCTTTCTCGGTCGCCCAACCTGCAAAGCGGTCGCCTAGCATCTTATAGCTACCGAGCTGCAGATGGTGCACGCTGTCTTGATACAACCGACCAAAGCGGCTGATTCGGTCCGACGTCACTGGCAGGTGCCACTTCTGATGTGTATGCCCGCGCACAATCAAGCTGGCGTCTTTAAACTGCATCTGATCAATGTCGACACGTAGCACACCTTTCGAGCGTGGAGCGTTGCCGCCCATACCGTGATGGTAGTGCACGAACGTTGAGCTGCGACGCTTGCCTTGTTGAAATATCTGCATCCACAACCAGCCGCTGTATCCTGCCACGGTAATGTTGCCGCCGTTCTTGTTTACGATGTACGCCACTCGGTCGAGCGGGCTGGTGTGCATACGCTTCTCAATGTTGGTCTCGTGGTTGCCACGGCAAAAGAACTTGATGATGTCCTTGTACTTGGTCAAGAACTCGGCGCTGTCTTCGATGACGTCGTCGAGGTACGTGATGCTTTTGTACTCAGGTCGGATGTCGCTGTAGCTGGACCGCGGATCGTACTTGCCACCCATCAGGTCGAACCAGTCGCCAAAGATGAACACGGGCGTGTTCGTGCGCTTGGCTTCGTCGAGGTGCCTGCGCAGCATCACGCGGTCGCACTTCACGCTATCATAGTGGACGTCAGAAATAAACAGCATACGCTGCGGTTGCTTGTCCAGCTTGACGGCGTGGACGGTGCGGCTGATTTGTTCAATCTTCATGTGTATAACCAAACCACGTCAGCGTCCTTGCTGGGGTCGTCGTCAACGTGTATGAATGTGCTTGCGATGCCGATGCGGTTAAAGCCTGCATCGATGAGGCCGCCTAAGATGTAGGCGCGGCTGCGTGAATCTACGCAGTGTATGTCTGCAGCCAAGCCCTTGAGGTGTGCGCTGTCTTTTTTGCCGCCTACCTTTCGGTTGTGATCGGGTGAGCGGTAGCCTGAATTGATGTGGAACGGAATACCAGCAAGGTGTCGCGCCTTGTCCAGCATCTCCAAAAATACCTCGTCCATCATTTGTTCGCCGCTGCCGATTGCGTCGGGGCTGTCGAACTCATGATAGTTGAAGTATCTCATAATAGGGCTATAGAGATGGCTGCAATTAGTATGATAACGTCGGCAATATCACCTCGGCCATATTGCTTGGCCTTGTATATGATGTTAGCCACCACGGTTGCTAAGATAATATAAATCATTTTTCTTTCTTCTGTACAACGTACCACTGCCCGCCATGGCACAAGATTGCCACGCCGTCGTAATCTCTGTCAAAGGCATAGTTTGACGCGCCGTCAATAGTCACACCTGAGTCGCTTGGGTTAGGCTGTATCAACACGCGCTTGTTTGCTGCAATACTTGTATCAGAATGAAAGCGTATCAACCGCCCTTCGTTGCCTGATACTACTGGCAGGTTCAACGTCGCCGTTCCTGTGCCGCCTTGCCATGTGTTAAATATGCGATCGTCAAAATCGTTTACTGTATTGCTCAAGGTATCTCTGTGAGCTATCGCACGCACGTCGCTCTGCAGGAACCGCTGGAAAATGTTGGGCGGTATGTCGCCAACGTCAGGCGTAAACGTATTGCGCAAGTCGTACACTGGCTCACTGTCGTCAATGGGTGGCCGATCATTAATTACCTCAGGCGTTGGCGTGCTCACGTTCGTGTCGTCGCTGCTGATGTGAAAGGCTTCGTACTCTGTCTGCACGGCACGCGCCATGAACGTAGTTTCAAACGGCAAAAAGTTGCGCGTTGAAAACAGCAGCGCGTGATAGGGGCTGACGAACACCTTGTAAAAGCTGCCGCGCTTTACTTGCGTGCTTGCGTTCTGCCCTGATATTACCTCCTTGACACCGAGCTGGTGAATGCTTAAAGTTGCCGAGCTGTTTGCAAAGCTGGTAAAGCTGTCAATCGGTTGTGCTGGTGAACTGTTGTTTTCGTAAATGTTGCGGTAATCTTCAAAGGCGCTCGAACCTATAATTACCTCATCTTGCACAAGCGTCTCTTGATTGTTTGCTGTGGTAACCGCCTCGTAAACTACGCGGTCGCCATTGGTTGCATTGCCGTTGACAATGTGCATACCAAACTTTTCCAGCTTTCCATAGGCATCTGAGCCAGTCACATCTGTAATTAAGTTGCCATCGTGGTCGTAACCTTCTACATTGACGGTAACTGTTACGCCTGTTTGCGCACTTGTAATTGCTGCAGTGTCAATGAAAACTGGTTGATTGTATAGTGCAATGCTGGCAAAGCCTTGCGGCGTAAACGTCATATTGTAGAACAGGCCGTTGTTCCTGTTCAAATATGCTGGAGTTGGCGTCACGGCAAAATAGAAATGGCCTGCACTTCCTGACCACGCAGGTGCACTAAACGTCATGGTGTCAATGGTGTAAGCATCTCCCGCATATCCGACGTTCATAGTGGTTGCGCCAAACGTCACAGCGTTATTGTAGTACAAGCTGCCAACCTTAATTTGCATCTTGAGCAAGATGCGTGCAGGCACGTTGTCACCCGTGCTTGTGCCGTCACCATCAAAAGAATGATTGTAACGAAACCGCAGGCGAAACACGGTACCGTTGTCATATAGTAGGTTGTTGTCGGTTATGTTCGTACCTAGAGCAGTTTGATTGTTAATTGGATTAAGAAACTGCGTATCGGGACCAACCACGGGCAGGTTGGCGTCGGTGCGCCAAGTACGCTGCACCTTGTTGAGCGCTGGCAAGAACGTCGTGACACCTCCGCGCATGCGCTCCATATCTGAGTCGACTGTGAGCTGCGTGTTTGTTGCTGTAGCTGATCCACTTACTGTCCCCGCTTTGGTCACTGTAAACAAGTTTACCGTGGTGTTGTTGATGACCGCGCCTACAGGCACAAAGTAAAAACACCCCTCGTGCAGGAACACGCGAGCGTTAAATGTTATGGCAAAATTTTTCAGCACGGTAAAGCAGTCTATGCCTTGCGCGTTGCCTTCGTCGTCAAGGTTGTAAAATGCCGCGTGACCCACTTGCAACTCGGTCAAGGCGTTAGCGCTTAGAAAATTAGTCGGCTTAAAATCGTTGGCATACTTTAGAAACACGTCGCCGCTGGCAAAGACGTGCAGCGCTCGCGTCTTGTTAAGCAGCTTTGTGAGGTGTGCTGCTATGGTTTCTTGCCCTGTGTAAAAGGTGCCGTTGTTATCGTATGTAATGTTTTTAAGGTTACCTAAGTCGTCCACCGCTGTCATGGTGTTCTGAATAGGAAACGCTTCGTCCTGCAGCACGACCTGCTCATGCAATAGCACGCCAGTCCAAAACAAAGTGTTCGCGCCGTCAGGGTCTTTGAATATGGTAACTGTAAAGTCAGCGTCCTCGCTGGTGGCTAACGCGGTAAGGAATGTAGTGTGCGCTGCTACATTCTCAATCAACGTAAACGTGACCTCGCTGCCGATAATTGGCTGCATGCGGTCCTCGTTGTTGCCGCTGTATCGTAACGTAAAACCGTCAGCGCCAAGGTTAAACTCGGTAGAGCTGCCAACGAACCCAGCTTGGTGGATGTTTAGTTTGTATGCAGTGCCAAGATCATCTGTAAACTCAGCGTGTAATCGTATTGCATCAGCCATTAGAAACCTCTTACTCTGTTACGGTCAATTGCGTTGCGCTCGCTGGTCAGCAAGATGTCACGGCCTGAAATCTTACCAGTCACCTGCACGTGCTGCCCACCCATCATACTTTGCAGCTTGTCCAGTGGTGCGACAACTTCAGGGTTGACACTGCTGGTGCCTGAGCCTTCGCCGACCATTGCAAGTGATGCGCCTGTAAACAGTCCGCCGTTTGCCATCATAGGTAAGCCAAAGCCGCTGCCTAAGAACTTACCGAGGCCGCCTTTTACCATGCCAGCTGAAGGAAACAATACAGACAGTATCATGAACTGTGCCACCAGCGACGCGAGCTGCATAGCCAAGCGCTTTATCATATCGAGCATCACCTGCTCAAACGTAGCCGTGCCGCTTGCAATTTGTTGAAAGGCGCCATCAACAAAACCTGCGACGCTTTGCGCCATGACGTTGATGCGGTTCTGTACTGCGGTGCTGGTTGCAATAACCGCGTCAATGTCGTCATCTTCAACCACGTCCTCGGGCATGTCGATGTCGACAATGTTGAGCGCAGCAGGCACAGTCACTGCTGGTTCACCTGCGCCACCTCCTACACCTGCACCGCCTCCTGCAGTTGGTAGCAAGTTGGTCAAGCCTCCGAGGGTCTTGAGTGATTGCGCCACGCCGTCCTTGCTGAACAGCTCAATGGGTTCGCGTTGTAGTTCATCCTCAATGCTTGTGCGGATGTTTTCTGCCGCCTTTCTGCCAAACTCTGCAGTGCGTTCTGCTGCATCACTAAACGCTGTACGGACCAGCTCAGGAATCGCAGCAAAGTCACCCGTAAATACAGCCTTAATGATTGCGCCAAGGTCTTTGAAACTCTCGATGACGTTGTTGACGGCAAACGCAAAGAAGTCAAATACTGTCAGCACAGTGCCCTTGATTGCGCCAATGATGCCGCGCACAAGGCTTGACTCATTGAAAAGGGTGATGAAGAAGTTGATCACCTTTGTCAATGGTCCTGCAATCTCATCCGCAAAGGTTACGATTGCGACGCCCAACGCTACGATGGCGCCAACAATGAGGCCGATAGGTGACAGCAGCATCATAAACCCTTGAATCAATGACGGCAGTATTACAAGCAGCGGCCCCAATGCAGCAGCAATACCTGAGCCAATGACCAAAAAGCGCTTGGCCTGTGGGCTCAGGTTCTGAAATACTTGAAGCATGTTCTTTAGGCCGTCAATGACTGGCGGCATGAAGTCCATGATGACCTTGCCGAACTCCTCTTGCAGGTCACCGAATGCGTTGGCCAGTTGCTTGAGGCCACCCGTGCCCGCCTTGGCTGCAGCTTCAGCACTACCGCCGTATTGTTTTTCAAGCTCGTCTAGTATTACGGTTTGCGCCTCAGCTAGTTTTCCGCTTTCAGCAAGGCTTTTTATTACTTCCTTTTGGTCTTGACTAAACTGAATACCGGAACGGCTTAATGCACTTAAATTTGCAATAGGATCATTTAGGGCTTTACCCAATTGAATCGACGCGCTTTTAAGGTCGCCATCTAAACGCGTCGCTAAATCAAGCGCCACGTTTTGCGTGCGACTGAATTGGTCGCCGGCAATGTTTGTGAACGTCAACAGCTGTGCCGTCGCGTCCTTCAAAATCTCCTCGTCACCAAATAGCGTCTTGCTCTGCAGGTCGCTTGCCATCTTCTGCAGCTGCTTCGACGTAAAGCCTACGCTGGCGCCTGTGGACTTGAGGCCTGCCTCGACTTGTGCGATTGCTTTCTGCTGCTGGTCAAATGCTTTGACGGCTGTGAACCCAAGCGCAGCAATGGGTGCCGTCAAGCCCATCGTCATATTCTTGCCAAGCTGCTTTGTATTCTTACCGAACGTGCGCATTTTGCGCATGGACTTGCCAAGCGCCTTGTCAAAGTCGCGCGTCGTTGCGCCTATCGTTACTATGAGATCGTTCAGCTTTGCCATCCGTCGCGTTCCTTTATTCGTTCAAACAATTGTTCCGTGGTCAAATTATCCTTGTTGCGTTTTGGCTTCTCCCACGGAAACTGCATAAGTTCCTTTGGGCGCAATTTACGACCTTTCTTAAGGTGAGGTTGCATAAAGATAGTGGCCAGCCATCTTGTACGTTCCCATTCAAAACGCTCAAGCATCTCTGCTGTCTCGCGGTTGGCCTCTAGCGCCAAGCTCAACTCCCCAAACGTCATGTCCCAAAACGAAGAAGGGGATAGGTGTAGTACACCCATCCCCATTCTTATAACGTCCTGCCATCCTACTGGCTTCTCGTTACGATCTACGCTTTTTTTTGGTCGCTGTATTCTCCAAGCACGTCAAAACATTGTGTGACGTGTGCCAGCGTTATGTGCTCCTCGAACTCCTGCAGCTCCATGTCGAACTCGACACCTTCGAAGTTGCAACCGCATTCGACACCAACGTAACAAAGAAAAGCGCAAGCGTCTGCAGAGAGCTTAGAAGGATCTGACAAGCTGAACACGTTGACCTTTGCCTTGCGTTCAAACTTCTTTAGTGCCTTCATCGAATACCGCACTGGGTACTCGTTGCCGTTGATTTCTATCATTAAGCTACAGTCTCGTCAATTGTGCCAGTAAGTTCAAACGTAGCAGAGTACGTTGCTGTATCTTCTGTACCGCCTGACTGCTCAAGACTTGTGATAAAAGCATTTGCTGAAAAACTTGCTTCACCTGTTGCAAGTGAAGACCTGCTAAATTTCAAGGCTAAAACCGCGCGTGTTTCCCAAGCTGTATACAAGTCCATAAAGTCTTTATTAGATGCATCAACGTAATCAATCAAACCGCTAACGCTAATGCTGCCGCTACGCAAGCCGGGCAGGAGCTCACGAAACGCCGAGCTGTCCTTTGTTGTTATGTCGATTGTCTCAGCGTTCAATGTCAGCGTCACGTCTGTAGCTGCTGCAATCAAAACTTGGTCACTGTATACGCCTAAATCGGTGCCGTTAAATATCGCCATCGTTTTCTATTTCTTCTTGTTCAAAATCTGTTTCGCCTGCAATATAACCCCTTTCCAACAATTCATTGGCAAACGATGGATGCACGCTTGGCTCGTCGCCTTTCTTCCAGTTATTACCTGCAAGCCTGCAAGCCTTAATTAGTTTAACCTTCATGGTTGCAATTTACGGCAAAATCATTGACTGCATCAAATGCCTTTTTTGGCTAGCAGTATCTTCAATTCATTCACAGCCTCAAGCAGCGTGTCCAGCTTTTTGGCCATGTCGTTTTCCCGCTTCTCAAGGTTGATAATTCGCGACTTGAGCAGCGTGACCTCTTGGTTTATCTTGGTCCATGCTGCGATGCCACCACCGAGCAACGCGATGAACTCGAATATCATCGCCGCCGTTATCTGTTCCATGCTCAAATATCGTAAAGATTAAACAATCACATAAGGCTTTGAATAGCTTGAATATCTTCTTGCGTTAAACCGTCACCGTCTACGCTTAACTGCATACCTGTATGAACTGCGTCGCTATAAACGCCGAGAACGTGATTCACAAAAAGGTGAGTTCCCGTTACTGCGATAACGGCATCGATTTGTTCTTGCGTGTATTCCATTATAGTATCGTCATATCGGAGTTTGTTAAATCCATTTCGAGCGTATCGTTTATTACGGTGTAATTCGTTCCGTCTGTCGAGCCGCTGATAGTTACATACCTCGCGGTCGATGCGCTGTAAAATCGAATAATCCCACCGTCGAACGTGTAACTGGCTCCCATATCAATATCCAAATAGTTATTCGCCGCTGATGTTGTAAGGCTCCACCACCAGGTTGAGGTAGAAGAATCAAACGCTTTGAATGGCGAATACGTCGAACTAAAGGTATGCCCTGCGCTTGCAACAAAAGGACTTGGTAAATTGTCGGCGGTCATATCGCTTGGGTAAGGTGTTCCGCTGCTTGTATATCGCCAGTCTCGAATCCCCAAGTGACCGCTGCTGTTGTTGCCGGACGAATCAACACCACGGCAACGAAAGTATCTGAAAGTAGCAGTTAACTTACTGTAAGTTGCCGTCGCCTCTGCTGATTGTACGAAATCTCCAAACTCTTGGACGCGCACTTTTACTGTTCTCGTGGACGTTGAACCGTTTGTATCTGACCAGCTCAAAACCCCGTTTGTGTTGGTGATGTTGTCGTTACTGACTATTTCCGTACCCCCAATAAAAACAGAGGCGCTAACATGCGGATCTGTATATGCACTGCTATAGTTTGTAATTGTTAGCGTCTGACCTGTGCCGTAAATGTTAGACATGCTGCCGAGGGTGGGGGTTGTTGTTGCTGCGCCTCCGCCGCCCGAGGGAACGTCTTGTTCATTAATCTTCGCAATATCTGCCATTTCGATTCCGTTGTTTTTATTGATAGTAGGCATTAGGCAAGCTCGATAAAGTCGTTGGACGGGTTAAAGTAAATCTGTCCATTAGTGCTGTCAAGGCAATAACCAATTACACGAACTACATCACCTGATGCGCTTGGCGCGGTTGCAGTAACGTCGCCCGATGTACTTGCGGACAGATACAGTTCGTCACCAATTGTTCCGGGGTCGTGATCTAGCGTGTACATACCGCGCAACAACATGCCGTGCGAGTCAGGATCAGTACCTAACGCAATCGCTATTAAACAACCACCGCTTGTTGAGGGGTCGTTAGCGTTAGTAGCAATCCAAGTGCCTGCCGATGATAAGTAACAAACTTCACCTTGTGTAGTAGAGCCTGAGCCAATCTTTATGATGTCGCCGTTGTGACTGTGAGGGGTGTTTCCTGTTTTTCCGTATACTATGTTGTGACCATTCAAAGTAGCATCCCCACCGAAATTACTACCGCCCGTAGTCACTGAAGAAAGGCTCAGTGCAACGTCACCGCTGAAGTCAGGTGTTTCGTTGTTGACAGAAAGAACAACTGCTGTATTTCCTGCTAACGCGGTAGTGCCAGTAGTACCTAACTGAAGCAGTGAAGTATCGCCTTCTAAGGCTGTGCCTGCTGATGTTCCAAAACCCGGAAACGATGTCTTTGCTGTGTTCGCTGTTATGGCGTTAACTTGTGACGTGCTTATTGTAGAAGTGTCGCCTGCCAAAGCAGTTGTGCTTGACGTTCCCAACTGCAACAGTGCAGTATCGCCCTCCAATGCTGTGCCCGCTGAGGTGCCAAAACCGGGGAATGATGTTTTGGCTGTGTTTGCAGCTACAGCAGCTGCGTCTGTATAGCTAACCTTCGCGGTGTTTGCTGTTATGGCATTCGCTTGCGCTGTGCTAATTGTTGTGGTATCGCCAGCAAGCGCGGTTGTACTTGTAGTTCCTAACTGCAGCAGTGACGTGTCACCTTCGAGTGCAGTGCCTGCCGAAGTACCGAAGCCGGGAAAAGATGTTTTTGCAGTATTGGCTGTGATGGCATTCGCTTGGTCTGTAGTGATGCCCACCTTAGCTGTATTTGCAGCGACGTCCGTATTGGATGATACGCGCGACTCTGTGTAATACAGGTTAGTCGTGCCTTCACTAAGCGCGTCAGTAGTGGCTGGCGGTGTGGACTGCGCAATAGGTACCCAGTACGCTCCGTTCCACGAAAGTATTGTACCTGCTGAAGCATTACTAACCTCAGTATCGGTGAGTTCATCTAATGTCGTTGCGCCGCCGCCAGCATTTGCAGCTTCCCAATTTTGACTGTGGTTGTTGTACGCAATGACTTGCCCGTTACTTACTCCGCTTACGTCTACATCACTAAGGTCACCAAGCACAGCACCAGTAACTGGTGTGCCTAACGCAATACT